GTATTCCTCGTTGTCCGGATTCACTTTATCTGTTAAAGGGCTCACTTTTACAGGAAATTTATCAGCAGAAGTCACATTTGGAACTCTTCTTATAACTCCATCTGATGTGTTTTATGGTGTCACATTGGCAAATGGAATAGCAAATGATCGAGTTTTATATTCAAAATCATCTTCAATAATAGACAGTTCCAGAATACAATTAGGAAAAACATACAGCGATTTTTACTTTACCAAGTCCGCCGGAATAACCGCTGGTTCACTTCCAGTTTATTCTGAAATGGCTGGTAATGTAATTGAAATCGCCTCTGGCCAAAATGATTTAATTTTAGGATTGACTTTAGGTTCAGTTTATGTAATTAATACTCCGCTGGGATTGTCTGGATTTACTCTTGATAACTCCCTATATGGAAATAATGAACTTATTTCATTTACATTTTTTATAGAGGGAAATGGATTTACTCAATTCCCTTCAAATGTATTTTTTGAAGATTCTCCCTATTCATCGGTATTTGGATGTGGCACAAATATAATGAACTTAATGACCTATGATAAAGGTCAAAATTGGTTTGCCACAATAGCAGACAGAGGATACGGAGTAACTGGTTGTTCTGGAGAAGAGGCAATAGGTTCTTGCTGTTATATTGGCATCAGTGGCGATAGAGAATGTGTGGAATATATTACAAAAGCATCTTGTGATGCAAAACTAAATTCAACATTTTCTCTTTTGACTGCATGTGATCCTTTATGCAGAGAAACTGCAATTTGTTGTTCCAACGGAACCTGTGTTGAAGGTGTTAGCAAGGAAGAATGTGAATACTTCTTAGGAAAATATTATGCTGGGATATCCTGTTCCCCTTATGTTCAGACAGGAAATAATTCTGAAAGACTGTGTTATTCCACAGATGAACCCGCTTATTCTTGCTGTACAGGTGGAACTTGCATAGATCAGGTCACAGCTACTATTTGCTTAAATTATTACAAAGGAAATCCGGTCACTGGCGGCTGTTGTGACATTAGTTGTGAAACATTGAGTGTAATTGAAGGTGCATGTTGTATGGAAGGACAAACCCCGTCATGTGCTACAAAAACGCCTACTGCATGCGCTGCCTCTGGTGGAATATTTTACGGTAATGCAACGGAATGTGCAGACGTAAATTGTTGTTTTGATGTTCGAATTTTAGGATATTGCTGTATAGGTGCCATATGTAATGCAAACTTCACCGAAGTTGATTGTCTTAATACTTCAGGAGCATCACTTTGGAGAAGCACACTAGATGCATGTGAAGCAGCATGTTCGGCTGGCGGTGGTTTGGGTTCTTGTTGCATATTTGGCACTTGTCAATCCGACACCTCAGAAAGCGATTGTACGGATATTGTTGGAGAACCGGGATTCTGGTATGATTCTCCTAATTGCAACGGAGAGTGTTCATGACAATACATTTCAGATCTAGAATACAAACACCCATTGACTACACTGAATATCTTTTCCCCGGTGTTCAAGGTTGCTGTTGTACTGGTTCATCTCCAAACACCGCTTTTCCTTCCTCATATGGAAACTGCAATGCATTAGATGGCTATTTTACAATCTCTGAGACTTGTGATTTTACTTGTTTGCCTAAAGGAACAACTGGATGCTGTTGCGCGTGTGCATATAATGGAGCAACGGAAGGAATAGAATATTCTGCATGTCAAGATTTGGATGGTGTTTGGACACCGGGATCCTGTGATTTAGAAGCACCGAATTGCATAAACTCTATAGGGAGAGATGTCCGAAACAAAAGAGCATGTTGTGGATTTACTTACAATGCAAGCGGAGATATAATTTCACAGTGTTTTGATGTGTGTACGGAAAAAGACTGTTACGCTTTGAAGCTTGGCAATTTCGCTCCTACTTTTTTCCCTACTGGAGGAAATTGCACCGTATTGATCGATGCGTGTTCGTCATCACCTCAAGGTCTTGCGATGAATGATGACAGAACCGAAATTTTGGGAAATTGTTGCGTCCAAGGTGTTCCATGTAAGTGTTATAAAAACGTAACTCCAACCGCATGTGATCTGATAAATGGGTCTTTTTACATACTAGGAGATCCAGAATTTTCCTGCATAGATTGTATTAACAATTGTTCGGAGACTGCCTGATGCAAAAACCTATAAGTCCATCATCAGTGCCACCACCATTGACTTTTTACAGAGGAGGATTGAATCTGGGTGTTTTCCGTCCGGGTCCTCCTGTATATCCAGAGGGAAGTGAGGTCTTGGGGAATGAATTTGGTGGCTCATCATACACATATAAAACTCAAAGCAATGATGTGGGCGAAAAAAATTATGGATGGATTTTAATTTTGTCGGGTGAAGACTCTACAATTATTACCAGATCCGTCAAAGAAGCAAAAAATACAAAAACATTTTCTTATTATGATGGACTTTACAACAAAAACCAATTAGTTTCTGTCGGAAAAAACTTTATTTCGACCTTCAAAAAAGGAAATTATAAAGACTGGTATGTACCAAGCAGAGATGAATTGGCTTTCATATTAAAAAATCTACCCCAAGATTTTTCTTTCGATTTCCGTTTTAATCCTCTCGGATATAAAACATATGTGTCATCCAGTTATGCAAAAAATCAATTAGGAAAGGAAGATTTTTTGTATGCACAGTCTTTCATTCCGAATACATATGGTGTAACGACATTGATATCAGACACACAATTGATGAATGTTCGTTATATAAGAAGAGTCCCCGTTAATATTATTTAAGTGAGGTTAAAAAATCATGTCAGAACAAAAAGGTTGCGGTTGCGGTAAGAAAAACGTTGCTCCTACTCCTCCACCAGAGAATCCACAGCCACAGACATCGGAAGGTCCAGAATTTAGGACTGCCCAAGCTACTGATGGTGGCGTAAAAAAAAACTAACCATGATCCAAAGTTTCGCGTCGGCTATGGCCTCGCGAGGACTTACGGACAATAAAGTCCACAAAGCGGAAAAGCAACTCCGTGTTTTAGGCTGCTTTGGTAATAAGCATACCGGCGGAGTTCTTCCCCCATGTGAACATCTTCGCAGAAGCGAAGTCCAAGAAGGTCAATTCTTTTGTGGGGCATGTGGATGTGGCGACAAAAAGATGACTTGGTTGCTGGCAAAGGGCGATGAATACTCCAAACTAGATTACCCAAAGCTCCATTGTCCTCTTGCAATGCCCGGATTCTCGAATTATAAAGAATCTGAAGACCATGAGGCAATACCGCCTATAACTAGAAAACACTACATCGAAAACTTGAATTATGAGGAAGTGGAGAGGGTCGAGGTTACTTTGCCCGAAATACCACCCCCACCGCCTCCGCCTGAAAGTGTAGAGCCGCCACAACCTACATAATTCCGGTGCAATATGCCGGATAACAGAATAAGATCAAGAGAAGATTTAATCGAATACGCATTCAGAGCTCTTGGAAAGCCTGTCATCGATATAAACGTTGACTGGCAACAAGCATCAGACCGTCTAGATGACGCTTTGCAAATGTTTGCAGAACGTCATTTTGATGGTGTGTTGCATGGTTATCTCTACCATGAGGTAACCCAAGAGGATTTTAATAACAAGTATATCGATACGGATAAAATGAAACCTGCCAACGGCATGACCGGTGACAGTCCGTCCGGTAAAGATATTCTTTCTATTGTTCGTATTTTCCAATATGACCCTCTTAGCTCATCGAACAATATGTTTAACATAAAGTATCAATGGGCTTTGTCCGACTACTTCCAGATAAACAGAGGGTTGTATGGGGTACAAGATCTTCCGATTGCAAACTATGATAATGCAATGCGTTACATTACTCTGATGAATCAATACTTTTCACCAGAGAAAACCTTCGCATTCACTAAGTCATCGAATAGACTTTCAATCAATACAGACTGGAACACCGATGTCAAAGTCGGTCAAGGATTGATGTTTGAGGCTTATTTGGCACTGGATCCGGATAAATTTAATGAAATATACAATGATCGCATACTGAAGAAATATTTTACTCAATTGATAAAAAGACAATGGGGTATCAATTTAGCAAAATATGAAAATATACCTCTACCCGGCGGTGGTACACTCAGGGGTGCTGCCATGATGCAAGAAGCACAAGTGGAAATAGACAAGATAGAAAACGAAATCTTCACTTCCTTTGAAGGTCCACCTATTTTCCAGATGGGATGATAAATGGCAACGAATCCATTTTTCAATCAAAAACATCCCGGAGAACAGCAGCTAATAGAAAGCATGGTCATAGAACATATTCGAATGTTCGGACAGGACATGGTTTATGTTCCGAGGGAAATGATCAAAGAGGACCGTCTATTCGGAGAGGGCAAATGGTATAAGTTTGACGATGCATTCCCCGTTGAAATGTACATACAAGACAATGGTGGATTTCAAGGTGCTGGCGATCTGGTTTCAAAGTTTGGATTGCAGATAAAAGATAGAATCAATCTTGTCCTTGCCCAAAAGAGGTTTGCACAGGAAGTTACATCTCACAGACCGGATATCAAAAGACCAAGAGAAGGCGATTTGATATTCATGCCTCTTTCAAATTCTCTATTTGAAATCAATTTCGTTGAACATGAAATTCCCTTCTATGTTCATGGAAAGAACTACAGCTATAACATAGTTTGCGAATTGTTTAACTATGACCATTCCAAGATGGATACCGGTGTCACTGAAATTGATATTCTTGAATCCGAGAGACATTGGATTCCCAGACTTCTCAATCTCACAAAGATTCCCGGAATCACCAACTTCTCGTTCTTTGAGGGCGAAACCGTGTCGCAATACATTGAGCTCGCAGGGGTCACTGGTGCCATTACAGGGCCTGCAATGTCTATTGGTACACTGATACAGTTTATCATGGGAGCGACTGGTACGACCGCTAATGCGTTTGTGACAACACCAGATCCATTCACTTTGACAGGGACAACCATTCTGTATGGCTCTTCTTCAGCCGCGAAACAGTATCTTTCCGGTCAGACTGCATCGAATACTTTGATACCCAAGAATTCTCTTACCGGTGATAATTTCGGAGACAATGATATAACATCTCTCGAATCGAATGAGAAAGATATAATAAATTATTGTGATAGAGATCCATTCTCGGAAGGAACACCATAATGTTTGCAGATTATTACAATGAATCCGTGAGAAAGCTGGTTGTGTCTTTTGGAAATCTTTTTAACGAGGTTTATATTCGAAAGACAAAAGAAGACAACACTTATACTAGAATAAGAGTTCCTCTGACATATACACCAAAAGAGAAATTCTATAGAAGAATCAGAGAACCGGGGACCATAACAGATAACACCAGAGTTCAAATCGATCTTCCTAGAATGTGTTTTTCCATAAAAAGCGTTGCATATGATATCAATAGAAAAATGAATAAACTCGTCTCAAGAACCGTAGAGACTCCTCAGGGAGACTATCTCTCGGTCAAGAAAGTTGTTCCATATAATTTTTCATTTGAGTTGACATCTTTCACCAGAAATATAGATGATAATTTACAGATCATGGAACAGATACTTCCGAATTTTGCTCCCGAATATCTGTTAAAAATAAACTTCAATAAAGTGTATGATGCGGTGGATGTTCCTTTTATATTGGACTCCACTAATATGTACGAGGACAGTGAAGGTTCTTTTGAGGAAAGAAGAGTATTAATGTATACTTACAACTTTACCGTGAAATCGCACATCTTTGGCCCTGTCGAAGGTGCAACGATAATCACGGATGCTTCTTTCACCAGTTCGAATGTTTCACAATTTGAGGAATGAGGTGAATATGAGTCTTGAGAAGATAGGTGATGCTCTGGGTATACCATTTGTACCTGAAGAGAAAAAAGAAGAAAAACAAATAACTAAAGCAAGTCCTTCAGATGAGAAGGTTGATGTAGATTTTTTGGAAGTAAGAAAGAATTTGAAACAGTTGGTATCAACAGGAGAAGAGGCGATAGAGGGAATTTTAAAAGTGGCTCAAGAAGGAGATTCTCCAAGAGCATATGAGGTTGCTGCGACTCTGATAAAGACAGTTTCAGAGATAAACAAGGACATAATTGATATACATCAAAAAATGAAAAGCATGGAACAATCAAAAGTGGTTCAGAATAATACTACTAATAATTCCATATTTGTTGGTTCCACTTCAGATTTACAAGACTTGATAAACAGTGCAAGAAGCAGAAAAAAAGCCCTGACTGAAATCAAGATGGAAGATAACAATGGCGAATAAAAGATCTCTTGAAGGATATAGAGACAATGTGAATCTTAAACCTTATGGAGTAAATATAGACTTTACTCCAGAACAGGTAAAAGAATACGTTAAATGCGCTGCTGACCCGATATATTTCTCGACTCGTTACATGAAAGCGGTTTCTCTGGATGAAGGATTGATTCCATATCATCCCTATCCTTATCAGAAAAAAATGATAGAAACTTGCAGGGATAATAGATTCGTAATTTGCAAACTACCACGACAGAGCGGAAAAACTCTGACAATGTGTGCATACCTTCTTTGGAATGTTTTGTTCAATCAAGATATTAACGTCGCTGTATTGGCAAACAAGAAAACGATCGCATATGAGA